ATCCCGGTGTTCCTGCGTCTGGAGTTCACCGCGATTGGTGCCGGCGGGTCCGTCGCGTACAACGTGGCGTACATCGACAACGCTGGGGCTACTGCCAAGTCGAGTGGCGGCTCGGTCATCACCCCGACGAACGTCAACTCCGGTGTCGGTTCGACCACCGGGGCGGTCGTGACCTTCGGCGCGGTCGTCACTGCTCCGACCTCCTCGCGCAAGGTGTGGGCGAGCCAGGGTCGGGGAGTCGTTCCCGTTGTCCTCGACACCGTCAACATCTTCTTCGGTGCGGATGGTGGTGGCCCCATGACGGCAAACATCCCGTCTGGGACCGCGACGGCCTCGAGCGTTCACTACGCTCCGCCCATCGTCATCGCACCGGGTGGGAACTTCATGTTCGCTCGTATCCGCGCCTCGCAGTCCGGTGCGGACTCGTATGCGTTCTCGTTCGGGTATCTGGAACGCTAGATGCCTGCCACCGTGACGCTCGGCACGACCGCGCTCTCCGCTGAAGCGGCTCCGTCCGACCGTCAGGTCAAGGTAGTCTCGACCTCTGGGCTCGCCACCGGCACTCGTCTCTTCGTTGACTCGGAGATGATGACGGTGGTGGGCCTGGGGGTTGACACCTGGGTCAATGTCCTGCGCGGCGTCGATGGGACTGCCGCGCAGTTGCATGACGCGGGTGCGACCGCCTGGATCGGACGAGCGGATCAGTTCTTCTCCAGCGACCCCGTGGGAGCTCCTCGAGATGCGATTCTCGTCAGCCCCCACATCAACACCACCAACGGTGCGGTTTGGTTTGCTCTGGGTGACGGAGCTCCCGAGGGCCAGACGAACCGATGGTGGGCGAAGCAGACCACCACGCACAGCATCGGCGCTCTTGGCGTCAATGCTATTGCGGTCGATCCCCAGTCTTCGACGTAACACGGTAACCCGGAGGTTACATAGTGGGAGTTCTGATCACGTCAGAGTCGCAGCTTGGCATCGAGATGGCTAAGTGGAACGTCAAGCGCCCCTTCAGCCCCTTCCCCCGCATGATGTACATGGCGCAGTCGCGTCCTGACGGCATCATGTCTGTGGGTGAGACGCTCGACTCGATTTTCGGAGGCCAGCCGGGTTCGGCCGAAGCGTTCTCGACCCGCTGCCAGTTGGAAGTCAAGGACGAGGAGGAGATGAACCGCCGGCTCGAGCAGGGGTGGCGCTGCACTCCTGCGGAGGCTAAGGAGAGGCTCGAGGCCAAGGAGAAGGCGATTGCCGACTCTGCGGCACACCGGGCATACGAGGACCGCAACATGAGCGAAGCGGCCAGGGCGGAAGTGGCGGAGGCTGAAGCGGCGACCGAGCATCACGTCGCGGAGGTTCCCGAGAAGCGTAAGGTCGGACGGCCCCGCAAGGTCTCGTAGGTCGTCATCATGGCGACCGTCAGGGACTGTGTCACCGATGCCCTCCGCGAGCTCGGAGTCCTCGCGGCGGGCGAAGTCGCATCGGCCGATGACGAGATAGCCGGGCTCGCGGCGCTGAACCGGCTAGTGGATTCGTGGGCGGCGGAGCGCCTGCAGATCTTCACCAACTCCCGGGAGTTGTTCACCATCGTGTCGGGTACGGCCGACTACGAGGTCGGCGTCGGTGCGTCTCCAGGCGCGGACATGGCGTTTCCGATGTTCGTGGAGCACGTCAACTACCTCGACAGCAGCATCAGCCCATCCCTCGAATACCAGCTTCAGCCCCTGACGAACGACGCCTGGGCCAGGGTGCCCATCAAGACGCTCACAAGCCCTCGCCCGACGTGCTACTACTGGAACGCGACGTATCCCCTCGGGACGTTGTCCCTGTGGCCTGTACCGACCGCTACGACGCTGCAGGGGGTCATCTACAGCCCGACCCAGGTGGCTGAGTTCACCGGGCTGAGTGACCTCATCTCTCTGCCGCCGGGCTATCGCCGGATGATCGTGAAAAACCTGGCGATGGAACTGTCTCCCAGCTATGAGCGGCCGGCGAGCCAGGAGCTGAGACAGCAGGCGATGGAGAGCGTCAGTGTCGTGAAGCGCAGCAACATCCAGTTGATGGACATGCAGATTGAACTGGGTGCGTTGGTACAGGGGCGTGGAAGTCGGTATGTTTACTCAATATTTTCGGGCTCCTAAGTGCGCTTTGACCAGTTCTTTGGTGGTAGCTACGAATCGCAGTCCCCGCTGGCAGATTGTAGCCGCACGATCAATTGGTATCCCGAACAGCTTCAAGACTCTGGTGCGTCAGCTAAGACGGTCCTCTACCCAACTCCAGGCGTCGTAGTCCTCGACTCGGTTGGAGTAGGGAACGGACGGGCTCACTACTACGGCAACGGTAGGGAGTTCGCTGTCATCGGTGCGACGTTCTACGAGGTCAACTCGAGCGGCACGCTGACCTCGAGGGGCACGGTCGGGCTCGACAACAACCCCGCCACGATCACCTCTAACGGTGACGGTGGCGGGCAGTTGTTCATCACGTCGAACTCTAACGGGTTCTGCTACGACCTCACCGCGAACACGCTGACGCAAGTCTCCTCGATGGACGGCAAATGCACGATGGGGGACATGCTCGACGGGCGGTTCCTCGTCCTGGACGCGGCGACCTCGAAGTTCTACATTTCGGCGTTGTTCGACGGGATGACGTGGGCTCCGGGCAGCGACTTCGCGCAGCGGTCTCTCGCTCCTGACCCCTGGCGTGCGATCAAGGTGGTCGGGCGGTTGGTGTGGCTCTTCGGTGAGATTACGTCTGAGGCGTGGTACGACACGGGAGCCAACTTCCCGTATGCGCCGGCCCCGAGCGGCCTGATCACCTACGGGATTGCGGCCCCGTTCAGCGCAACGATCATCGGGAATGATGTGATCTGGCTCGGGAGCACGAAGAGCGGCCGGGTGTGCGTGGTCAAGGCCACCGGCTACTCTCCCGAGGTACTGAGCAACTACCCGCTTGAGACCGTCATCGAGACGTACCCGGGCGTGCCCCTCGCAGTGGGCGATGCGTACTCTGACGCCGGGCACACGTTCTACATGCTGGGCTTCGACCAGGCTGACGCGACGTGGGTCTGGGACACCGAGACGAAGCTGTGGCATGAGCGTGGGACGTGGATAGCGGAGGAGAGTCGGTATGTAGTCTGGCGGCCCAGGTACTACGCGAGGGCGTTTGAAGAGCATCGGATGCTCGACGCCTCTGGCGGGTCGGTGTACCGGATGGGGCTGGATCTGTACCGGGACGTGGACGGGAGGAACATCCGCCGGGTGAGGCGTGCGCCCGCGATCATCAACGAGAACAAGCGGGTGTACTACTCGGAGTTCGAGCTCGACATCGAGCCAGGGTTAGCTGACCCGGTGCCGACCATCGCAGCGTTTTCGATGGTTCAGTTGGTGCCGACGACGGTACAGGGGACGATCTACCTTGACATAGAGTCGGCCGGGAACGAACTGCCTGGCGCAGCAGTGCTGCTCACTGTAGACGGCACTCCAGCAGGTAGTACGATCTCTTCCGGCCTCGGGACGTATTCCTTTACATCAGTCCCGGCTGGTACTGGGGTCGTGGACGCATCGAAAGCTGGGTACATAGCAGGTCAGACTACGGCAACGGTGGTTGCCAACACCATCAACGTCATCGACGTACTTGTAACGAGTCCAATCTAGTGCCTATTTCTGGAACGGCACCACTCTCGATAGGGTTCACCGACATGTCCAGCGCAGACACCACGTCTTGGTACTGGACATTCGGGGATGGGAACACCTCGACTTCTCAGAACCCGACGAACACCTACACCACTGCAGGCGTGTACATCGTGACTCTCTACGCTACCGGGTCGAAGGGCACTGCCTCTCAGTCCGACACGGTCACGGTTGACTCGGTAGTAGCGGCGTGGACTCCTCCAATTCCGAATGCGTCTTCGTCTGTCCCTGCCTCTGATCCCCAGGTCATGCTTCGGATCAGCAACGACGGGGGTAAGACGTGGATCAGTGAGCAGTGGAGGGGTGCGGGGAAGTTGGGCGAGTACTTCCGGCGCATCCGATGGAACCGCCTCGGCCAGGCCCGACGGCGAGTGTTTGAAGCAAGCGTCAGTGATGCCATCCCGTGGCGCTGTGTAGGGGCGTACCTCAAGGCATCGACCAGCAAGGGAGACCAGCAGTAGTGGACCGCCTCCTCGGCAGTTCCCAGCCTCCACTACAGGACAAGGTGCTAGGGCCTAACGGGCTCTTCTCGGACTCCTGGCGCAACTACCTGAGCCGCCTCCCTGCGACCCTCGACGCTATCCCCTCGAGGCTGAACGTGGCGGAGCTCGCGGGGCAGGGCGGGAGCATCAGTGCTACGGACCTCGCCCCCGGGACGCTTCTCGACGGGCTGTACCGTGTGACGTACTACGTCCATATCACCCGCGCCGCGACGACCTCGAGCTCTGTCACTCTCACGTTCTCTTGGACTGAGGGTGGAGTGGTACAGACGGCTGTGGGGACTCCCGTTGTAGGAAATACAACGGCTACCGGGGTCAGCGAGTCCTTCATGTTCCGCATGGACAAGGGCAGCGCAGTGACCTATGCGACGACCTATGCTTCGGTCGGGGCTACGTCCATGAACTACTCTCTCGATGTGGTGCTGCAAAAGGTGTACGCATGAGCGAGTTCAGACTCCTGACGCGGGCCGAGATGGAGGCGATCCCGGGGATTGCTGATCCTATTCCAGGGAGTATGTTCGCCGTCGGGATGGTAGACGAGAAGGGTCTCGCGGCAGCGTGCGGAGTTTTCTTCGTGGTTCACGGTGACCCCATCTGGGTGCGAGAGGATCTGCGGAAGACTGGGGTAGCCAAAGAACTGTGGGAGGCCACTCGGAAGGAGATCGAGTGGCGGAACATGGGGCCGGAAATCTTCTTCTCGATGTCGGAGACCATTCCCGGCCAGCCTACCGAGGACCGGCTCGCGGCAGCGGCTATCAAGGCTGGCGGGCATGAGTTGAAGGCTCGGTTCTTCGTGGTGCCCGTCATGGAAGCTCGAGGCTAGAAATGGGTGACTGGGTTGCCGAGGCTGTCCAAAGGGAATCTGATAGAGGAGGCTTTGCGCCCAGCGCAGGGAGTAACACAATGGCGATTGCACCGGCAGCAATAGGGGCGGGCGCGACTATCGGTGGTGCGGCGATGTCTGGTAAGGCTGCGAAGGAAGGGGCTCGCATTCAAGCCCAGTCCTACGACAAGGCTCTCGCCTTCCAGCGTCAGCAGGAGGAGCAGCGCAAGCTCGTGTATGACCAGAAGATGGCCGAGTACACAAACATGCGGAACACTCTGGCGCAGAAGTACGGGATCAACCTCGCCAGTGGTGCGGGGACTTCCGGGGTCGGCGGGGCGTACCAGCCCACGAAGGCCAAGGAGATCCTGGCCGGACCTGACATGTTCACTCGGTACATGGCCGAGTGGAAGGCGGCGAACCCTGGAGCCACCGACGCTGAGAGGCTCGCGGCGGAGCGTGCGCTGCGCGGTCAGGCAACGAATCAGGATCTTCAGAACCCCAACTTCGTCGGGACGTACACCTACGACGACATCGTCAAGCCGGTTCCTGGCGTGCCGTCCGCTGGTACGACTATCGGCGGTCTGATCAAGGCGTAGGAGAAGAACATGGCATTCACAGACGCACAGGCGAGAGCCTACTACGACACGCTGACGCCCGATCAGAAGGCTCAGGTGGATGCCAGCGGAGGTCCGTCCCTCGCGTGGTTCACGAACGCTGTAAACGCGGGCGTGCCTGACGCCGTGCGCTCGGCTGGCGGGACACGCCCCGAGGCCGGCGGTGAGATCGAGGGCGGGTACATCCTCGGCGGCGGTGGGAACACTGCGGACTGGCTCGGGAAGCGCACACCGACCCCGTCCGAGCTCAGGCAGTACGCTCGGGAGCAGGGATGGAGCGAAGACTTCGCCCGGTACTCCGACCGTCAGGTGGCCGCGTGGCTGGGCTCTTCTTGGGACCAGGGCGCGAACAAGTTCCGCAACTCCGCCGGGC